GTGCGCCGTCGGCGTTCAGCTTATGCTCGTCGATGACCTGCTCGTGAGAATCTCCGATTTCGGAGAAGAACACGGCGTCCTTGGTCAGTATCCCGCTTGCCGGTTTGCACATCTCAATCTCCCTTCGTCGCCGGGCGGCTATGATTTCCTGATCTCCTGCATGAGATACGGCAGGTCATCAATCTGCCACGGCCACTTCTTGTGCTCGTTCAAAAACCCCTGCAGCCGGACCTCACCGACATCGAACATGGTCAGACCGGCCCTTTCCTCGCCGGGGGTCACGGGTCCGCGCGCGATCCTAGACTTCAGCCAATCGGTCGTGCGCCAGTACAGGGCGTTGTAGATTCCTCGGTCGTCCTCACGGGCGGCCTTCAGCAGGTCGCGGGCGCGGGCACCGTCTCCAGCTGCCAGGGCCATCTGGATGTAGGACCACGGCGGGTCTATTTTTTCATTCTGCGGATAGGCCACGACTAATCCTCCCCCGTAATTTTTTTCATCCAGGCGATCTGTTCTTTTTCCTCGGTGTCTCCGTATCTGCGTTTCAGCGCGGCATCCTTCGGCGGCGCGGCCTTGGCCTGCCCCGCGTTGGCGAGCCCGAGGTAGCCCAGGAAGTTCGCCTTGCGGAACAGGGTCACGGGGTTAACATAATCCCGACGCTCGGGCTCCGGCCCCCACTCGGCCCACTTGTAGTCGATCACGCGCTTGGCCTGATCGAGAGTGCATCCGTCCTCTTTGATCGCTCGGTTGACCATCTTGACGAACCCCCGGTTGTCGATCTGGAAGTTTCGGCCCGTGACTTTGCCGCAGTAGGCGATGATCTGCTCGGGGATTCCGTTGGGGTCCGGCTCGGGTTTCTTGCGTCGAGGGGCAGGCCGAGCGCGGGCAGCGCGAGGTTCCTTCTTCTTCTCTGCATCTGCTTCTTTCTCTACATCTGCATCTGCATCTGCATCCCCGTGACTTGTCACAGGACTTGTCCGTGACATGTCCCGCGACCTTTCCATCCGCTTCCTCATCGCGTCTTGGCTAACTTGTTTCCTTTCAAAGTCAACGACGGAACCGTCGTCGTTCAGGAGACCAACTGTATTCAGGTGAGACATGATCTGGAGGTACTTGGCTGCGGGGAGGTTGCACAGGCACGCCAGCAGGGAAGGATCGTCGCCAAGAAGTTTCCGGGCCTGGAACATCAGGTGGTGGACGAAAACTAGCCGGTGGTCGTTGGACGGCAGGCCGCGATACTTCTGCGACAGGAGCAGGGAAGTGTGGAGTTTGAGCCAACTGTCGAAGGACATTCGATGTCTCCCAAAACGTAGGCGCGCGAAGCAGGCTTCCTACCTGACCCGAAGGGCCAGAACCTACCGCGCGCGCCAATTTGACCGTCTGCTTATCGTCGGTAGGAACGACCCGCAGACCCTACACCATGCGGACTTCCCCTGTCAAACAAAGAATTTGGGGGGCGCGCCGGTAGTCCACGTCTCGCGCCCCCCGCCCGGACGCCTCAAGGAGGGACGCGCCAGGGAAAAACACGGGGGACCAGCCAGGATGCTCGCGGCAAGGGTGCGAGTTCTTCGCCGCGCACGCTTTCGCCGGTCCCCCCGATTGTGCGGGGCATCCCGAGGTCGAGGAGGCCGTCAAGCAGCTCTCCAGGCGTTGCCGCCCGGTCCTCTTGCCCAAGATGCCCCGGCTACTCATGGCTATCCCCGGCGGGGGCGGTGGAACCAAGGGGGAGATTCCCGCCGCCCCCAGGACTGGCAGACACCGAACCCGGTAAGGTTGTCCCGCCAGCCGACCTCTTGTGTTCGGGGATAGGCGTCGGCTTGTCCTGCTTCGGCGGGTAGTGCGCCCCGTGGCGCTCCCACACTTCGCGGGGAATACCGACCCCCCGCGTCCGCTTGAGTTCGTTGAAGCGGTCGGCCACGGCCCGCAAGCTGGAGTCGCCCTCGAAGAAGATGATTTTCAGTTGGTCGTACACTGGCCGCCCCTTCGTTGGAAACCACGATAGCAAGATCCCCGCAGTGTGTCAAGCGGAAAAAAGAGCCTTGAGCATATTTTCCATGTCGCGGCTCGGCCAGGCGTAGCTAATCTGCGCGGTGCCATCGAGTTCCGGCATCATCGCCGTGGTCAGACTTTTCTTGCCCGACACCTGGACCTTGAGCAGGGTTCGCCAGGGGAGCCACCAGATTCGATCCTGCGCGGCGTTCGCCCCCCGGAACCGTAGCAGTAGGCCAACGGCCAGAACGTCGTCCTTGATCAAAGCCAGAGCCCTCTGCGCCTGTCCTGGCCGGATGGCCCGCGGGTTGGTGAACTGGAAGCGGTCGCCGCTGATGTCCTTGGCGTCGAACTCGACGTGCGCCCCGCGCCAGCTTCCCACGAAGTCCAGGACGCCAGCGGACAGGTACACGCCCCGGAAGGTGCCGCCGGTCGGGTCCATGTGGATGACCCTGATTGGGGGTTCCGCCCGCTTGATCGTGCCGTTGCCGACCCTGCCGATCCATGAGGAAATGAAATTCTCGAACTCTCCACCTTTTTTCACTTGACACCCCATTGGCGAAAGTGTACGATAGTGTTCTCGACGAATCCTACCACCAGGGGGGCTACAGTGGAAGATGAAATCCGCCCGCGCACGGACCCGGAGGCCAAACACAAGATGGGCCTGCGGCTGAAAGAACTCCTGCTGACACCCGAAGAACGGCTCGCCCGCGTGGAGGCGGCCATGCAGGTGCGCGGCATCCGCAACATCGCCCAGCTCGCCGTGAGCATGGGCACCTACCAAAGTAGCGTGATGAAAAGCGTGACCTGCCGCAGGCCAAGTGCCCCGGCGATGCTCGCGCTGTCCCTCGCGCTGGAGGTGCCGCTGGACTACCTGATCCTCAAGGATTGGGAGAAGGGGGAAACCAAATGAACCAGCGATTCCCGAACCGGCATACCTACGTTGGGGCCAGCGAAGCGGGCGCGGCCATCGGCGTGTCGAAGTGGGAGACCCGGCACGACCTGTGGATGTACAAGACCCTGCGTTGGGCCAAGCCCGACATGACGCCGGACATGAAGCGCGGCCACGACATGGAGCCCTACGCCATCCGCCTGGCCAAGGAAATCTACGGCATCGAGATCACCGACCGGCAGAAGGAGTATCAGAGCGATGACGGGCGCATCCGGGCGCACGTCGATGGGATCATCCCCGACTACGAGTGCATCGAGGGCGTCCCCCCGCTGTACGGCGTCACGGGTCCGGGCGTGTCCGAGGTCAAGTGCCCGCGCAGCGGCCGGGTATCCCGGCTGGTCGCCGAAGGGCCGGACCAGGACATGCTCTGCCAGGTCCAGGTGCAGATGCACCTTGCCGGGCTCCAGTGGGCGCGGCTGATCATCCTGGACTACGACGACCGGGACGTAAGGTGCGTGGACATCGCCTACGACCAGCTGGTGGCCGAGGAGATCATCAGGCGGATCTACGAGTTTCTGGCCATGGTGGACGAGGACCGGGAGCCGCCGGACGACATGCCCGCCCCGGCGGATTTCATCACGCCCACGGTCGCGGAAATGCAGGCCGACGACGAGTTGGGCGAGGCGATGGCCAATGCCCTGCGGGTCAAGTACCTCAGGGACCAGTACGCCGAGGAATACGCCATCGCCTCTGGCACCGTGCGCCTGGCGATGAAGGACTGCACGCGCCTGGTCGCCCCCGGCATCGGGCACGCCACCTACCCGGTAGCCAAGGGGTGCACGACGATCCAGGGGGACAAATTGCTGGCATGGGCGCAGGATTTGTGCCGCGCCGTCCTGGACCGGCAGGAAGCCAAGGCGTGGACCATGGCCAAGCGGCTGCACGACGATCCGGGCCTGTTCTCGAAGGTCGGCACGCCCACGCGGCGGCTGACGCTCACCGCAGAGAAGGAGGGGGAGGCCGATGTCTGACGACCGCCAGGCCGCGAGCGATGCGGCAGTGACCAGCGCCCCGCCGGCGCAGACGCCGCCGCCCGAAAAGGGGCTGCGGGTGTCCCAAGTGCTGGCCGAGAAATTCATGGTGGACCCCAAGGAACTTCTGCGGGTGATCTCCAAGCAGATCATCAGCGTGGGCAAGGACGAGCCCCCAGCGACGCAAGAAGAAGTGTTTCACGTCATGTCCGTCATGCAGGCGTACAAGCTGAACCCGTTCGTGCGGCAGATCTACGCCTTCCGCAGCAAGGGCAAACTGGTGATCAGCGTCCCCCTGGACGGCTGGGTCGCCATGGCTAACCGCAACCCGAAATACCAGGGGGTGACCTACGAGTTTCCCAAGAAGCCGGACGGCTCCTACGATCTGGTGCAGACCAGCGGCGGCAAGCCGTGTTGGCCGTGGGTGTGTGCGACCTGCCATGTCCAGGGACGTGTGCCGACGCAGGCGTTTGCGTTCCTGGAGGAGTGGTATATCCACGGCCGGAATGCCCCGTCGAATTGGGACATGTACCCGACCCATCGGCTCAAGATGAAGGCGTTCACGCAGGCCGTTCGCGAGGCCCTGGGCATCTCGCTGTTCGACGATGCGGACGCCGAGCAGATGCGCCTGCTCGGCAAGACGCCCGAGGCGTTGGCGGCATCGACGGGCAGGGCCATCGGGACGCTGGCGAAAACGCTTGGGGTCGCGCTCCCGCCCCCGACGCCGCTGGAGAATATGCAACTGCCGCCGCTGGAGCACGAGGCCCAGGCCGAACTGGCAACCATGGACAAGTCCGCCCTGACCGATGCGGAACTGGACGAACTCGTAGGAGGCGATGACGCATGAAAGTCGCATTGATCACCGGCGCGTTTTGGGGGAAGCCAACCAGCTTCTCCACAAAGAACGGAGATGAAGGGTTCGGGTTCTCGGTCGGCAGCTATGACCCGTACAAGAAGAAGAACGACTTCTTCCAATGCGTGGCCTTCGGTAAGCTCGCCGAATTGATCCGGCGCGGGCACGGGATCGGCGATGCGGTGGCCATCGTGGCCAACATTACGAACGACGAGTACGTCAACAAGAAGGGCGAGAACGTCAAGGTGACGAAGTTCCAAGTGCTGCAGGTGGATCTGATCGGGATGCGTGCCCGGGAGAAGGCCAACAACTACCAGAGTGCGAACGAGCCGCCGGTCGGCGATCCGCCGCCGGAGAACGAGGACATGCCGTTCTAGGGAGGCAATCATGCTGCGATTCATTCTCGGCCTTGCCCTGATGATCGTGTGCCTGCTGGTGTTCGCCGGGGCGGTCGCGGGGCAGGCATTGTGCGAGTGGGCGATCCTGGTCCTGGGCATCGGCGTGTGGTCGCTGGCTGGCATCCTGGGGTTCACTGAGGCGCGGGATGGGGCGCGGGAGGTCTGGAGGAAATGACCGGCCTCGAACTGTTTCTCGACCTCCTGGTCGCCATCCTCGGCGCGGGCTGGTTCCTCGACCATGAGGCGATGCTTGAGGAAAAGGATCTACTTGAAAAGACCGTCAAGGGGCTGGAATCATCCCTGGATCTGCAACGGAGGGCAGCGGCGGCCGGGTTCAAGGAGGCGCGGGAAGGGAGTTCTCGCTTCTTTGGTGACAAGAAGGGCGGGTGAGATTTGGACAACGTGGTGCTGATCATGGCCTTGAGCCTGATCGACTTGTTCTGGTGGCTGCGCAAGTAGCCTCCGCAACCGGGGCCGGGACGGAACCCGGCCCCACTAAAAAAGGACGGTCTGGGAACGTCTGGTAATGCGCAAACTGGCGGAGTTAATGGTCGTCGTGGCTTGGGCTGCTAAATGACCACCAAGCCGAACCATTCACTCCTGAATAGACACCCGCACGATCACCGCGACGAGCAGCGCACCGAGGCCGACACCGGCGGGGAACACCAACTCCGGAGCCTTGTACCACGGCGTCCGCTGGTCCTTGAGCCCCATGTTTTCGATGGTCAGGAGTTCCAGCCGGATCTCCAGCGAGTCAACGTAGGCGGGAGAATCCCTGACCGCTAGGTCGCGCTCCAGCGCCTCGATGTACCAGACGAGCGAGTCGGCCTCAGCCGCCGTCAGCGGTTCCGTCACGGGCTCGGCGAGTGCGAGCGCGGGCAAGAGCAGTCCGCACGCGAACAGAGCCGGGAACAGCACGTTTCGCGGCCATTTCCACATTTGCTTGCGCCTCCTTGGCGGCAGTCTCGGCCTTGACCGCACGATCTACCGCGCCGCCCAGGGCCTCGGTGACGCGCTTCTCCTGCTTGGACGGCCCGCGCCGGCGCAGGCCGAACAGCACGGCGAGCAGGGCCAGCGCACCGGCGATCCGCAGCTTGAATTGTAACAATCTTTTCATGGTTTATCCCCCGGCGATAAGGTCACGATACTTTCTTGCGCCTGGCCGGGATCTCGGTGCGTCCGGTGATCTCCGAGTAGCAGTTTCGCAGCGTGTTCCCCCTGCCCGGCCAGCCCTTGGCCGTCCACCACTCAACCAAAGTTTCCCACGGCATCCTATTGTCGATGGCGTGGACCAGGCACTTCTGTTGCGCTTCGGTCAGGCGGATCTTGTTGGGAGACTTCTTGCTGGCGATGATCTCTGCCTGATGGTTTCGGCCATCACCCGCCCTTCGGCTCGCGGCGGACCGCCTTGAATCCATGCTCGGCCACGTTGCCCAGGATGACGGCCGAGAACACGATCATCATAGCCTGTCCGGCCCCGTCGTGGCAATCTTGAAATGCGGCCCGCCGGTCGATTGGTGCCAACCACACCCCGGCCATCGCCGCAAACCAGCCCAGGGCCAGCACATTGAAGGCGTAGAACCCGTAGGCCATCTTGCGCGTGCCCTCCTCGGCCTGGCCGAGGATCATCAGCATGATGTTCTTGAGCATGGCCGATCCTTTCAGTAGGTCCAAATGATCTGTTCAGGCCTCAAAATTTCGTCCAGGTGGACAATCCGCTGGCCGACGGGTCCGTGCTGGCGCAGGCCGATGCCACGAAAGTTCATGTTCATGGCCATCCTGGCGAGCCTGGCGGCCGCTACGCCGCTGATCTGGATGTCCACCGCCTTGCCGGTCGTGTGCGGCCCGCCGTCGCCCGTGGACGAAACTGAGGCGTTGTGGGCCGGGCAGCGGTAGCCAGAGGTCACGGTCATGGGCTCGCCGAACACCAGTCGCAAGGTCTCCAAGTGCGCCATGAATCCCGGGTCCATTTTCATCTGCCCGCATCCGCAGCGGCAGGTCAATTCCTCTACAGTGAAGTTTCGCCATTGTGAGGGGGTACCCATTACGTTCCTTTCGAGAACAGCCACTTGGCCAGTAGGACCAGGGCGGTAGCCACGGCCCCGATGGTCGCTGAGATCATGCTCTGCTTGCCCTGTGTCGCCTCGATTTTGTCCAGGCGGGCGTCGCGGTCCTCCAACTTCTGTTCAATGCGGGCGAGCCGGGTAAGAATCTCTCTCATGTCTGTTTCTTGCTGACTGACCATTCCCGTCTCACCGCCTATGGAATCAGGATTTTCTCGCTTGCGATCATGCACGCGGCGGTGTGCCCGATTACGGACCCGGATACGGGCACCTGAACGAGCGTGTACGCGCCGCTGGTGAAGTCGGTAATCCAAAGGGCCTGCTTGAAGGCCACGCTTGCGGGGATAGTATATATACCATCCCCGTGGCCGGGCAGGATGATGTAGGTTTCTTCTGCGCCGGTGTGGGTTATTTTGTAGACCCCGTCCTCGACGCGGGCCACGCTGGAGAAGTCCTGCATTACCAGGGCCAGCAGTTTATAGGCGTACCATTGGGGCCTATAGGTCGTGACCGTCTGGCCGTCCCCAACCAACAGCGGGGTGTCTTCTTCGCCCGCGTTTTCGGTTCCGTCGTCGAACAGTTTCAGCCAGCAGACGAACGGTGCTCCCTGCGACCAGGAGTACAGGTTCACGTCCATGGCGAAGTCGAATTTCTCCAGGTCGGTCGGTGCGGCGTCGTAGTTGAGGTTCGGACCGCCGGCCTCAGTCACGGGGATGTTGGCGACCCACAGGGAATCGAAGAACGCCTCGCGCTGGCGGACGTTGCGGATAGGCCCGTACTGGTGCAGGCTGATGTTGTCGGCCGTGGTCGAGCCGAACACGGTCACGATGCTATCGACGTGCGCCTCGTAGGCGGTCAGGGTATCGGCCGTGGCGCAGCCGTTCTCGTTGCAGGCGGTGTACCCCTCGGCAAGCGTTTCCGCGCCCTCGGATAGCAGCATGATGTCGGAGTAGATCGAGGACGGCCCGCCCAGGTACAGCACCGCGCTGGCGTTGGCCCGGGCAAGCGCGACCTTGGTACTGTCTACGGTCGCGCTCAGGTTTGAATATGTCCCGCGCCATCCGCCGGAGGCGTTGTTGCGGGTCGTCCATTCGTTCGGGAAATGAAACTGATTGATCGCCACATTGATGTCGGCCTGGTCGTTCACCGTGTCGGCGTCCAGTTTCTCGGCAAGCCACTGGACGAACGCCTCCCACGCCTCGGTGTCGAACGCGGTGCCGTCAGACGGTGCACCGTCCCTGGAGGTCCCGCTGCCGGCCATCGTCGAGTCGGTTTTGTCGCAGACCAGCGTGATGACCGGAGTGATTCCCCGGTTTTCGAGGGCGTGCAATTTTTGCACCGTCGCCGCCAGGTTGCTCGGGTAGTCGCTCCACTTGACGTTGATCCTGGCGGTCCCAGCGCCGATCTCGCCGAGATAGGTATAATCGACGGTCGTGGTGTCGCCGGGAAAGGCAACGCCGATGTGGGTGTCTTTCTCCACGGTCAGGCCGCCAAGTGTGCCGGACGGCCATTCCCAATCGACCGGGGCCAGCCAAACGTCGTCAACCCACAGCGCGTCCGAACCATCGGCGGACAGTAGGGAGTCGAACTTCGCGGCGGCCGTGACGGTTGTCGCACTCGCCCCATTGGCGGCCGTGACCATCGACGGCGGCACGGCGGTCTTGTGGGCGACCAAGAAGTCGATCACCCCCTCATGGTTCATGTATCTGATCACGCTCGGGTTGGCGGCGAGCAGGTCGATAAGCCAGCCGATGCCGGTCTCGGTGATGTTGTTGGACTGTCCGTGCGTGTAGATCAGCGCAGCGGACTTGCCATAGTTCGTGTAGCACAGATCAACGTAATCCCAGAAATTGTCGGTGAACGCCGCCTGGTCGGTCGGGCTGGTCCAGATCGCGGTGGCCCCGTAGGATTGCACGGCGAAGATGTTTACAAACTCGTCCCAGGACGCAAATGTGATTTCTCCGATGGGCGTGGTGGTCGCCCAGATGATCCCCCGGCTGGACCTGTAGCCGTGGTCCATCATCGCAGCGATAGCCGGAAATCCATAGACCTTGGTGCCCGTCCCGGCAGGCCAGGCGTAATCGGTGATCGCGGTGGTGTCGGCCGCGACGTAGCCGTCAATCGCGGTCGGATACCATTCGCGCACCAGCTCGTCGGCAAGTGTCTGGCCTCGCGCCATGTCGCCGAGCCTCGCGTGCGTAAGGCTATGGGCGATAAACTGATAGTCGGCTGGCTCGTTCGCGGACCACAGGCTGTCATCGCCGGTAGTCCACGCATCGCCGTAGGGGGCGGCATTGAAGGTCAACCCGGCGGCCTTCATGGCGGCAAACAATACGTCCTCGCCGTCCCTGGCGTCGTCGAACACCAGCGACACGGGAACCTTGACCCCGCCCCACGGACGCACCCCGCGCCTGGTGGTAGCCGTGACGGTTAAGCACGGGTTGCCAAGCGCCTGATATGTGGCGTGGTCGCCGAAGGAAATCGGGAAGCTCGTTACCGTTCCGCCGACCAAGTGGGGGACGACGATCACCCCGCGCCCCTGATTCCCGGTGTCGATGATCTGCTGGATGGGATCGGAAACGTCGAGCCGATAGGCGCTGTTCTCGGGGATGATCGCCGCAGGCGCGTAGGGCGCGCCAGCCGGACCGAAATCGTGCCAGTCGTCTTGATTGCCCATCGACACTTCCCAGGCAATCTCCGCGCCGGGAGTGTTGTCCACGTTATTCCACGAGATGGACATCCACGACGGATCGCCGTCGATCCCCGCAGTCTGCAACATCTGAAAATTAGCGGTGTGGGTGTCGGCCCGGGCCTCGACGTAGCCGGTAGTGAAAGTGCAGTCAAACCACGCGGGTGGGCCGGTGCAGAGCGTGACGTAGGCGTCCTCGATCTTGCAGTTTCTCGGCAGGTCGGAAATGTCGAACCAAATATATACATTCTGTCCGAATTTCGTCACGTTGTCGTCCTGGCCGAACATGCGTCCGGCGCTCGCGCCATAAGGAAAGATCGTCGTACTCACGGTGTCTGGGCTTGTATTGATGATCCCTGCGTACCGCAGCCCTGATCCGTCAGTGTCGCTTACAATAAAGTCATAGGCGACGTCGGCCAGAACCCACCCCGAATCCACTGCCGCAACCGGAGGATTGCCCGCGTCGCGCACCAGCAGGCGGAAGGTGTCGATGGGGGCGATGGCCTCCACTTCAAACCCCGCGCCCGCGCCGGGAAAGTCCTGAAACCCGGCCCCCGGCCCGTCGCCGCCACCGCCGAACATCGAAAGCGCGGCGATGCCCCCGCCGAACAGCAGGACCGCGAACCCGGCAATTTTACGGCGCATGATTACAACCTCGTCTGGACGTAGACCGTGATCGACGCCCCGCTGGAGTTGTGCAGATGCAGACTGTCAATCTCGGTGCTGTTGAAGGTGTTCCACGAATCCGTCGAGGTCGGGAAGATCGTGAATACCGTGTCGGCCGCAGCCGGGTACGAGCCCGATCCCGGCAGCGCGGGAACCGGCTGGTAGCTGAGGATCGACCCGCTACTGCCCCGGACCGCGTAGAACACCCGGGCCGTGATCCCACTGTCGTCGGTCCTGATCCTGAAATGGTTGCCGTGATCAACGGTCGTGTAGACCGATCCCCCTGCGGACACGGCGATGTCGTACTGCTTCCACCCGGGATCTTCTGCGAGCGCGAAACCGGCGGCGAGCATGAGCGCGAGCAAGACTAGTCTTTTCATTGTTTCCTCCTTAGATCATGTACCACTTGTCGTTCACACAGTCGGCGATCATCGACACGACGGTCGCGGCTGCAATTGCATAGTCGGCGTCGTACTGGTTTCCCTTGCCGGTGATGACCCCCGCGCCCGAGCAGGTCATTACGACGGTGTTCGTCGCGTGCCCGCTGTTGGAAATGATGAACGTCTCCCCGTGGTAGACCTGCGACGCCGAGGCGGTCAGATCCGGCAGGGTGACGGCGGCGTTCCCGGACGACCCGTTCATGTCGATCAGCACCACGCGGATGTTGGCCTTGTTCAAGAAATTGGCCGTCTCGGCGTGCGTGATCTCCTGCCGACAGAAGATGAAGCGGTCGCACCGGAACACCTGGTAGAGGTACTTCGCGGTCCCGGCCGTGCCCAGGCCGGTGAAGATCTCCATGGAATCTCCGTGATTCAGAGGAACGTAGTCGTAGGTGACGACCCCATCGTTGAAGTCGCTGGCCTGCAATGTCGCCAGTCCGTTGTCGGCGTTGGGAATCCGCACGATGCAGCCGATCTCGTTCAGGCAGAACAGCCGGTACGCCCAACCTTCGGTCATGCCCGAGATCGCCGGGACGGTCACGGTCGCCGGAGCGGTGGTGTTGTGGCGGATCACATGGGTCTTGCCGACATCCGTGGTGGCGTTGAGCGTCACGTTCTGGTCGGCCTGGTCGGTGTGATCGTTGGTGCCCAACCCTTTGTCGATGGTGGTCAGATCGGCCAGCACCGTGTCGGACAGGGTGTCAACGGCCGTTCCGACCGTGTTGACCTTGGTGACAAGGTTATCCAGTTCCGCAGCAACGTCCGTGGCCGAGGCCGGAAGCCCGTTCGCGATGTCGGCGTCGTTGGTCCTGGCCACCGTGACATGCGAGTATGCGGTAGTTGTGAAGCTCATTTCATCCTCCGAGTTTCTTTGCGGCGCGTTCGGCCAGTTTCTCGAATTCCTCGTCGTTCTCCCTGATGAACCGTTCGGCTTTCTCGAATAGTTCGGCTCGCTGCCTGTAGAGCATGTCGAGTTGCTGGCGCTTCTTGTCGGGGCTCATTCCCGGCGAGGTCTTGGTAACGTTGATCAACGTACTGATCGAACGTGCGGCCGAAGACCACGCCTCAAGCGGTTGTTTCATAAAGAAATACTTACCGTCATGTTTCATCGTCCTGGCGGCGGTCTGCCTGTCGGCCTTTTCGGGCCGCAGGTTGTCCGAGATCGTCAGGTAGACGCTTTGCGCCTTGTCCAACGCGTCGTAGAAGCGACTGCTGTTGTTGTCCCACGGCTGGACCTCGCGGTGCAGGACGGCCCGCAGCACGGGGGCGCGGAAGGCCCAGGGGATGTCCCTGGGGGCCTTCGGGTCGTCCTTGATCATCAGATCCAGCGCGTTCAGCCCGTACTTGCCCATAGTGCCGGTGGTGGACTTGATGAAATACTCCATGTTGGCCGGGGCCAGCAGGCGGTTGCTCACGCCCGTCAGGTCGTAGATCGCCGGGGACAGCCAGGTCAAGAACTGCGATGTGCTTTCGGTGGTCTGGAACGGAGGCAGCGTGTCCGCAAGCCGGCCGCGAATGATCGGTGCCCGCCGCCATGGGTCATAGTTGGCGTTGATGTTCCTGTAGGCGCTGATCGGCGGCAACATGGTGTTGAACACTGCCGACGGGCTCAGGGAGTTGACGGCCAACATCTGATCGAACCATTCCTCAAGCGCCTGATCGTCGCGGCCCTGAATCTGTTCGGCGATCCGCTCTGGCAGCGAGCCGAAGGCCATGCCGAACTCGAAGGGCTTGGGCAGGCGCACGATCCATCCGGGGGCCAGTTCCTTCCACCAGAACATGTTCTTCTGCCAGGGCTCCAGGCTCTTGTACCAGTCCTTGTCCTTGTTTTCGCGCCACAGGGCGAGGCTCGGCAGAGTGACCAGCAGAACGGCCTTGGCGATGGTGTTGATCCGGTCCTCGGCGGTCCCCCTGGTGAGCGAGCGGATCATCTTGTCCTGGCCCTGAGCGCCTGCGTTGAAGAACGGGACCAGCATGTTCAGCGCTCGGCCGTGATGCCCGGCACGCTGGAAGTCGGTCGAGGTCTCCCTGGCCGCCATTCCGGCGATCATCTGCTTCTGGAACCAGTCCATGCCTGGCTCGGTGCGGTCGAGCTTGTCCATGGTGCCCTTGTAGACGGCCAGCCTGGTCGAACTCTCGGTCACATGGGCGAGATACCACAGGGCCGAGAACGCATCCCAGAGCGCCCACTGCGGGTGGGTGGCCAGAGCGAAAACGTACCCACCCTTGGTGTACGTTCCCTTGCGGATGGAATCTGCGGCCCTATCGCGCATGTCCACGATGTCCAGGGACAGGGACTCGCCCATCGGCGCACCGGATTTCAGGTAGTCGAGATACGCCTGCTTCTTGCCGAGGATGTCGAACACGGAGGTCATGGCGCGGCCGAAGTAACGGGCGGTTTCCATGGGGCGCAGCACGTTGACGTTGCTGCCCGAGACGATGAAGGCGTTGATCAGATCGCGGAACGGATTGCGGGCCAGCGAGAAGTCGGGGCTGCCCACGACGCCGGTACGCAGGGTCGCTGTCATCTTCTGCGCCATGCGGAAGAACGCCGTTTCCGCCAGTTTGTTCGCCTGATGGCCAGTCATGGTGGTCAGCAAGTCGAAGATGTGCTTGTCAACTTCCAGGATCTTGTACTTGCCGTCCGTGTCGAAAAAGGCCAGGTGGTTTTCACCGAGTTCGATATCCATCAGCCACAGGCGGCCCATGGCCTCAGGCATCTGCAAGAAGCCGGGCGTGGCCAGCCGGCCGAGCTTGTCGGATTCCTTCTGGTTGTACCCGGCCTCCTGTGCGAGTTCGGCGATGTACTCGCGGACGGTCTGGTCGGTGTCCCCGACCGTGGCCTCGGCCAGGCCCGCAGCCTGGAGCATCCTGGATACCGGGGCCTGGACCATGCGGCCCATTTCCTTCGGGTCGAGGATGCGCCACGGCCCGTCAGGGGCCATGCGCGACAGTTCGGCGACCTGCTGGCGGGCGTAGTTGTTGAACGCCGAGTTGACCATGCGGTGGGTGTTGCCGATCATCGCCTCGTAGGGGTGTACGGTGGGATCGGTGCCGAGTTCGTGCATCCGCTTTATCTGCTTGCTGATGGCCTGTCCGGCTTTGGCCCCCGGCCCGCGCCCGCGGTTCTTTTCCACCAGTTGCAGGGGAACGTAGAACTCGTCGCTGCCTTTGATGCGGGCGATCTCGGCATCATCGACCATGCCCATTTCCTTGAGGAACTGGAGCAGTCCGTCATTGTACTGGCGGATCTCTTCGACCGTCTGCTTGAAGGCCGCACCCCAAGGCTGCGCCTCCTGGAACTGAACGCGCCGCTGTGCGCCCACGACATCCTGCTGCGCCTCTGGCGTGAGTTTGTCCGGGGTGGTCTTAGCGCGACTGAGCAGGCGCAGGTCGCGCAGGTATTGGCCCCATTCTTCGTAATGCCGCTTGATCTGGATCGGCTTGACGATCTGCTCTAGTCCCTTGGGCGCGAACTTCTTGCCCCGGACTTTCATGGACGACGGGCCGTCGGCGACAAACTCTCCGGCCACAATCGACCAGGAACGAACCAGCCCACGAACGGTGTGATAGGGCGACAGGCCGACCTTGAACAGTGTGTCCATGCTCTTGCCGGTGCCGTCTTCCATGACCTTCTTGGCCAGGTGGGCATTGTCCAACATGGACCAATAGAAGCGGTCCCAACCGCTGAACGGGACGGGCTCGCCTCTGGCGACGCGGACCTCCGCTTCGTGCTGCGCTTCGAGTTTGGCACCGATTTCTGCGGCGACCCCGCCCTGCTGCTTGAGCTGCTGGATGCGGCGGGTTTTGAACAGCCGCAGTTGCTCGCCGTTCATAGTCTGCGGGTCCACGTCGGGCTCCGCTTGAACTGTTGCCGGGGAGGCTTCCGTCGCGGGGCTGGCTTCTTCGGTTGCAGCGACCGCCGAGCGCACCCCGGCATTCTTAAGGTCCGGGTTTACTTCTGCCGGGATCGCCCTGGCGATGGACGGGAAAGACGCCCGCCCGAGCGTCGGATCTCCGGCCATGATCCGGTCGAACACCTGCCGGATCGCCGGCTTGAGTTCCTTGAGCATCCCGGTGTCGCTGGCCGCGCTGTAGATTTGGCGCAGCCAGGCTTTGAACTTCTCGAATACGCGGGCGAGCGCAGGGGTCGGCGCTTGGCCATCCCGCAGGTACCGCTCGAACCCGTTGGCGAACCGTTCCTCGGCCCGGGCGGCCCACTTGCCGGACTTGGGGGCGGCCCATTTGACCGCCGCCGCCATATCCAGGGGGTTCAGGTCTCGCCGGAAGATGTGGGCCAGTTCGTGGGCCATGTCCGCGACGTTGGCGTGCTGGAGCGCGGTGATGAGCGCCCGGCCGTCCTGCTGAAACTCGACCATCGCGGCCTGGTTTTGGGCAAGGCGATTGTTCTTGTCCTGGACGACCCCGGCGAAGCGCGACTTAACATAATCATCGACGGTCATGCCCTTGTATCCGGCGATTCCGCGCACGACCGCCTCGATGCCCGGAATGTTCAAAATGGTGCTCGGTGCAGCATCCATCATCTGCCGCTTGAAATCGTCAAAAGTCTGCGGGGTCGTCCACTGCGGGGGCAGCGTTTCGACTACAGGGGCCTCAGGTTGCCCCAGGACTGGCGCTGGCTCCGCAGGTGCCGTAGCATCCCCGATGCGCTGCGGGTGCGGCTGCGGGGCGGCCAGGGGCTCAATTCCCACAGCGGGGGCCTCAGCCGGTTGGCCCGCCTGCGCCGGGGCGGGTGCGGCACCGGGTACCACCCCGGCCTGCTGCGCCATGGCGGCGTCGTAATCACGAGCCACCTTGTCCTGCCGCTGCTGTTCGAGGGCAGCAAAAGCTGCGTCACGCTCGGCCTGAGCAGCCTGGCGCTCGGCCATGGCGAGATCGGCCTGTTGTCCAAGGGTGCCAACCCCCTGCTTGGCGAACCCCTGGTCCTGGCCGATTTGCTGCTGAGCTTGCTCGACCCATGCTTTCGCCTGTTTCCCGTCCGAGAAAATCTTGACCTCGTAGTTCAAGTTTCCATCGACCGCTGCGGCGGCCCACAGCTTGCCGCCGGGGACGCGGTAGGTAGAGGTCGCCCCCTTCAGGACGATCCCACTGTTTTGCACGGACCTGGCGTTCAGGTTCAACCCGCCGTGGACTGCCGTCTGCGCCGACAGCGGGGCCACTATGTTCGGGTCGAATTGCCCGTCGCTGGCCAGCACGTCGATGGCCCCGAAAAGGAACCCGGTCTGCTCCGAATTGAGATTGTGCAGCCCGTAGTTGAGCCCCTTCTTCACGAACCCGCGCATCTGGTCGTAGGTGTACTTGCCCTTGAGTTGGGTCGTCAGTTCGCGCCGGGCCATCTCGTTGCGGGTCGCCTGGTAGGCCAGCAAATCCTCGTCTTTGGTCTGCGCTTGCCCCCGCGTGGACGCCTGGAACAGGGTTTCGAGTTGCTGCGCCCGCACGACCAGTTCTTCGTCCTTGAGCCCCCTGGCGGTCGCCCCCTGGCGCACGGCCTCGGCCTGCTCTGCCCGGGGGTCCATGCCCAGGCCCTCGGGGCGGCCCATGGGCTTGTTCTCGGTCTCTGGAATCTGTGGCATGGCTATCCGGTGCGTCATCGCCCCCACACCAGCGCCCAAGACTGCCCCCACGGCGAAATCAACGCCCAGGCGGGGCGTCAGATCGAACCCGCGATCCCCCTGCGCCCATTCGGAGAAGTTCTTCTGCTCGGTTTCCTCGAACCCCTCAAGCACGCCGTTCGTGACCATGCGGAGCGCCCGGTTCATGGGGCTGAACATCAGGGCGTCCGTGGCCATCAAAAGCCCCACATTGGGCAGTACGACCTTGGTGCCCTTGTCAAATGCTGATTCGACGGACTCGCCCCGGCGCATGGCCTCCTGAATGACCTGCCCAGACTCTACTATCCCCTCGCCGGCGCCCATGACCGCCCCGCCGGTAACCCCCTTCAGCCCACCAAGGAATTTGCCTACGCGCCCAACCGCTCCCCCAGTCTTGAGACCGGCGGTGATCTTCGCTGCCCACGCAGCTCGGCTAACCATTCCGGCCGCGCCTACCGCAGGGATCAGCATGGACATCAGCGAGCCCGCCCCTGACGCCAGGTGGTTCAGCACGTTCGGATCGTCGGTGCCGAGTTTGTCGTCCAGGTACGCCCCAGCCCGATAAAACGTCTTGGCCATCCCCTCGCCAAGCCCGGCCTTGGCCGCAAGCCCGCCGACAGCCAGGCCGGCGGAAGTGCCCGTGGTCAAGAACCCGTAGGCCAGTGACTTTCCGTAACTCTCCCAATCCTCGATTTCGTCCACCGCACCCAGGAGTCCCTGGAAGAAGCTCTTGTCATCGACCTGTGCGTAAGGCCCCTCGGTTTCGGTAAGGGTGTCCTCCTGATCGGCGAGCCACCGCTGGACCTTCTTCTGGTCAATCGGGCGGTAGCGGGCGGCGCGGATCATCGCGTCCATGTCCTCGGGCTCGGAGACGATCTTCGCGTGCTGGCCGGGCGGCAACAGTTCCTTGCGCGTACCACCGGCCGTGGCAAAAATGTCGATCCCTGTGTCCTGGAGGACCTGCTTGCGAAGATCCTCTGCCGTGATCAGTTGCGGCATTATCGGCGACCTCCGATTTGCCCGTCGAAGATGTAGGCCGACTGCGGGTAGGTATTCCGCAGGTAGTCGCGCATGGTCTTGTCCCGGAACGGCTCGTTTGGGTCGAACACGTTGAATTTGGCCGAGCCCTGGTCCCCCTCGGCCAGCGTGTCGCCGTCGCCAAACAGGCTGGATGCGAAAGACGCGGCTTCTCGGGAAAGCCCACCCGCCGCAGATCCGACTGCGCCACCGCCAGCGCCGAATCCGCGCCCCATCGCCGCAGGTATTCCGATGACGGCACCTTTGGCCTTCTTCAAGAACGAATCGCCCTGCTTCTTGGCCTCCTCGACCAGCGGGGCGCTTTCCTTGAACGCCTCCTTGACCTTCTCGTCGAGTTCTGGGAGGCCGCTGGAAACATTGCCCTGCTTAGCGGCTTCAATCTTGTCCAGGTCGGCACTCCACTTCTTCGCGCCCTCACGATCCACCGTGATGTACGTTTGCGCCGTGTCCTGCCCCGCCGCGTTGAATGGGATTGCGACCCGTAGTTCATGGGTGATCGGGTCGTATCCCGCAGGGATGACCCCGGCCGGACCAACGCGCTTGATCAGGTCAAGGATTTCCTGCGGCGTGTCGCTGGGGAATCCGTACGGCAGGTCGCGCAAGACCTTGCGCGAGACCGTCTGTCCGTCAACGATTTCCTCGACGGTATCGTAGCCTCGCGCCCCGTAGGGAGATTGCAGGCCGGGGTGCCCGGCGAACTCATCGAGGGCAGCCTTTGCCGCATACGCCGGGTCGATGGACGGGTCGTTGGTCAGGATTTCGAGCGCCTTGCGCTGTGTGGCCACGGCCGTTTCCGCCGCCGGATCTTTGCCAAACGCCTCGGCAAAGCTGCCCCCGGCCGCCATTGCGGCCATCATCGCCTGTTGGGCGTTGGGCTGGGCCAGGGTCTTGATAATGATGTTCTGCGCCATCGTGACTTTTTCCCCGAGTACCTTGTCTCGGGACGTGGCCAACCGGATATTCGCCTCGGCCAGCGCCCGGCGCGTGGTGTCATCGGACAGCAGATCGTCCTGTTGTTTGTCCCAATAGTCGCTGATCGCCGTGCGGACCTTCGTGGGCAACCCAGGATACTGCTCGGCGATCACGGTTTCGCCCGCGAGCTTTGCGGTCTGAAAGGCATCGGGATTCCGCATGGCCTCGAAGAACGGACGGCCGCCTCGGGTAAGGACAGCGGCCATGGCCGAAGTGTAGACGTTCTGCACTTCCGCCTGTCCGCCGCCATCGGCCCATGCCTGCGGATCGGAGTACCCGGACTTGCGTACGCGGTCGAGGAAAGACAGCGGCCCGCCCGACACATCGGCGACCCTGCTTTCGGAACTGTCGCCGGTTTTGGTGGAGATCCCGAAGATGCCCCCGCGAATGACCTTGCTCGCGGCCGTCGCGGCGCGACCGGGCACGGCGTCGCCCAGGGCGGACGCCTCGGCACCATCGGCGGGGCCTTGAGCGGCCGGCATCTTGGGCGGGACAATCCCATACTGTTCGCCGAAGCGGTCGGCCATCCGCAGCAGATCCTCGTCTTTCCCGGCCAGCAGGCGCAACTGTAGGTACTTGTCCTCCCGGTTCATCGGAGTAACGCCATCCATGACTGAACGAAAATCATCCAGTTTGGCGTTTTCGATCGGCTCCTGGTCCTGGTTGAATTTCAGCCACCACTTGGCGTCTTCATCGGCCTTTTCCGCCGCCGCTGCTTCGGCTTTGGCCTCGGCCTTGGCCTTGAGCAGGTCATTCTTCGCCTTTTGGCGCAGGTATTCGGACAGCCCGGAAATCGCCGCCGCCCCCAGGACGCCGCCAGTATTGCGATTGCCGAAAATTCCCATCACGGCCTCCTGTTAGAACTGCTGTGCCCCACCCATGATCGGCGGCCAGGGCTGCTTGCCGACCGGAGCGGGCACCGGTGTTGGCATCGGCTGAACCATCGCACCGGGACCGCCCGGTGTCTGTGCGCCCCTGGGAGCAGGCAGGGTCGTGCCCGGGGGCGCGGGGGGAACGTATCCGGTCCCGCCCGGCTGAGGCTGCGGGTACGGGCCGAACATCGTGGACCCAACACCAGGTGCGGATGCTCCCGGTAGCGGCTGGCCCACTGCGTTTCCGCTAAGGCCGGGGACATTGAAGTTGCTGCCCGGTGCGACCATGCCCGGCATTGCGCTGCCGTTGCCGTAGTTGAATCCATTCCCGCCGCCGGTCGTCCAATCCAATGGGTTTCCACTATTACCACCGGGATTCCATGCAGATCCACCGGTCGCATACGGCGACCCCGGCGTAGCCGAGTTGTAGAGCGACCCGGGCACCTGGCCGATCGTCAGACTCAGCGGCTTCGTGTTCTCGGTCGGATAGGTCGCGCTGCCGGTGTTCTGCTGCGAGTTGCTGGTCTGATTGACCGACGAGCCGCCCTGGGTGTTGGACCCGCCGACCACGTTCTGCCCGCTTTGCCCGGTGTTTGAGAACCCGCCAGCCTGGGACGAAGTGTCGTTGCTATAACCGGAGAAGTTCTGCCCGGTATTGGTTCCCTGACTGGTGTTCTGCAAGTTGGTGGACTGCCCGGCGAAGGTTCCGGTGTTGGCCGAGCCCAGGACTTGCCGCGACCCCTCGATGCCGGTCATGGTCCCGGCCATCGTTCCTGCGGCCCCCTGGTTGACGGCGGCGCGTTGGCCGGCGGCGGACTCTGCGGCCAGCCTGGCGTTGGTCTGCACGTCGGATTCGGCGATCCCGCGCTGGTGCGCGAGTTCGGCGGCCTGCGATGCGGCGATGCTGCCCGGCCCGGTCCCGGTCCTGGCCATGGCCAATTTCTGATCGGCTCCAGCCCGGTCGAAGGTTTCGCCGACATTCCTGAGCCCCTGTTCGGCCATGCCCTTCTGCAAGTCCTGGACGTACTGGTTCTGACTTTCGGCGGTCAGGTTGCCGTACATGCCCGGGAGGTTCTGCCCGATGGCGGCGTTGACTGCCTGCTCGTTGGCGTTGTAGTCCCGCAGTTGGACCTGCTGCGTCCCGGTGGAAGTCCCGGCCTCAGTCCCGCCTCCGGTGGTCAGGCCGATGGTGTTGGCGTACCCGGTGTTCTGCCCACCTGTCACCCCGGCATTGGTCGCATTGTTGAACGTGTTTCCCTGCTGGTTGTTGTAGCCCTGCGCGTTGGAGAAGGAGTTATCCTGCCCCCACTGGTTTTGGTCGGTGTTCAGGGTTTGGTCGGCGACCCCGGTGGTGTATGTCGTGGTATTCCTCGGTTGCTCTTGCCCACCGCCCCCAAACAGGCCCCCGGCAATGGTGTCGGCGATTGCCAACCCACCGGTCAACCACGGGCTGACGGCCGTGGCGGCCGCAGTGGTCGCAAGGTCCGCCCCCGGTACGCCACCGAACATGGGATTATTTGTTGCCACGGTATTCCTCCCTCAGAAGTCCGAGTTCCCGCAAGTCCTCGGGCTGACAGCCGAACAGGTGAACGCCCCCGCGCTTGCGCCCTTCGTGGACAAAGCCTAGGGCGCACAGGGCGCGTTTGGTGCGCGACCTGGAGAACGGGGCGCAGGCGTTGACCCGGCGCACGCGATGCTCGTTGAACAGGATGTTCAATATCGGGCGCATGGCCTCTTTCAGCGGATCGTCGAACCCGCTGCGGAAATGCTTGGCCACCGGGATGATGTCCAAGGTGGCCTCCTCGCCGTCGGCGATGCCGCTGACAAACACGTTGGCGACAACCTCCCCGGACTCGTCGGCGATCTTGAAGTGCCGACACTCGGCACTCATGGCGTTACATGTCGCTGCGGCCATGACCGGGCTTTCTGGCAAAAGCTGGTGTTTGGTCAATACCTCGTAGACCTGTTCAGCACTCAGCGCCGGGTTCTCGGTTGCAGTCCAACGCACTACGGTCAACGTTGTGTCCGTCATGCCCTATTACCTTTCAGTCGGAAGTCGGTGATCATCCCGCTCACTTCAAAGCGGGTGTTGCCGTTGTCGTAGAGTTTGAACCGGAATATCTTGTGCAGATTCTTCAGGGCTACGCGGACCAGGCCGTAGGCGCTGGTGCCCTCGCTCCAGTAGGCGAAGTCCGGCCTGGGCTCCTGACTGCCGCCCGACGACGGGTAGTTCCAGATGCACTCCCCCCACTTACTGCCCGTGGTGCTGCCGGTGACGTTCGCGGCCTTGATCCTCGCGAAGTTGGGGCTGAAGTCCGATCCGAGGTACAGGGCCATGCTGCCATATCCGAGGCTGCCGATGGCCAGTTCGGCCCACAGGCCGCGCTTGACCATATCGGGGTTCCCCGGCGCGAACCAGCGGGTGACATAGTACGCCTCGATGGGCTCGTTGACATACGCCGAGGTCGCGGTGTCGTACTCGTAGGAGTCGACGTCTCCGCTGTCCATTTCAAACACCATGTACTCGCTGCTGCCGCCCTCGACGGTCACGGGGTCGAGGCACCCGCCGAAGCAGGTCTCGGTCCAATCCGGCCCCTGCTCCACAACGGCCACGGAGTTCATCTTGGCGTACCTGCCGGTCATTTTCGACCATTCGCCGATAAGCCGCTCCGGGGACGGGTAGTAGTAGCGCAAAACCATGTTGTTCGTGGTCTGCCCGGTGCCGGACGGGAAATGCCAATCAATGAGCCCGTCGTCCCTGCTGTGCCTTCCGACGACCTTATAGGCGTATAACTTGTTCAGATCCAGGCAGAGGTCGCGCACGGGCCATGAGATCGAGTCGGTAAGCAGATCGCCATACTCAGTGACGACCGACAGCTTTTGCGGCCCCGCATCGTTCCAGAAATAGATGTCGTTCCCGGCTTTGACGATGCTCTGCTCGGAAACGGCCCCGGTAGGGTAGGTCTGTACCAGATGCAGCGGGTCGGTGTCCGAGCCGGGCACGCCCTGGTACAACATGACCTTGCGGCGCTTGAACACGGCGATGTACTGGAAGAACGACTTGATGCCGATAACCTTGTCGCCGTCGCCCCGGTCGGCGTAGAAGTACCCGCCGTCGATGCCCGGCTGCGCCGGGGCCGTGGCCTCGGTGGCGTACATGACCTCGTGCTTGAGGAAGTTGTAGGGTGCGCCCAATTCGCTGTAGTCGATTCTGCACGGGTCTTTCTCGAAACCGAAGGCGTAGGCGCGTGCGTCCAGGCTCTCGCCAACAATGACGATCCCGGACGGAAAATCGGTCGTGCCGCCCCTGGGGAAATAGGAGCGGTTGTCGTTGTCCACGTCGTCCCACCGTTGCGGGTACCCGCGAGTCCCGGCGGTCGCCGAATAGACACCTTGCGGCCAGCGGATCACCGGGTCCGTGGAATACGTCTGAATGGTCGCCGGAACTCCCGCCTCGGTGCCCCCGGTGGTCTGTGTGACAACAGTTCCCGTAGGATTATAGACCCGCAACAGGTTGCGCTGCGTTCCGTTAGATGCGTCCTTGTTGGTCATGTGGAAGGTCTTGCCGTTGAGCAGGGCGTAGTAGGCGCTGCTCACATCCGGGGCGAACTTGATCAGCGTGCCCTCGGCAAGTGTGCCACCACCGACTTCGACCTCGTTCCCGGAACGGCTGACCGTAACCGTAGTTGCCGAAGGACTAGACACCGTGGGCCGAATGATGATGAACGGCTCGCTGCCCCTGCAAACGCAGTAAATGGCGCTGTGCCAGTAGTCGGCGTTGGACTCGTCGTAATACCCGGCCTGCGCGTAGGACACATGGCGGCTGCTGGAATTGAGCGTGCAGATGGCCGTGGTATAATCCTCGTCCACGCCGGTCCGCAATCTGGAGCACTCGTTGCCCCGGTGAACAAATAGCGATGTGTTACCGTCGCTCGGGTATCCGGTGGTCGAGTTCGCCGGGTTGTTGATCGGGATGACCGACAGGATCGCGCCCGTTCCGTCCGGCACGACGTAATCCCCGCTGCCGTCCACTCGGTACTCCAGCCCGCGCCGCTTGGTGACCGCGCCGATGGGCGTCAACTCGACGTTCTGCAAGTCCGGGCTCTTATTGCCCGTAATGAACAACTCGGAGGCGTTGCTGTTCAGCCCGCCAAAGGTGATGATCTCCATGCCGAGTTTTTCGTCGTAACCGGGCATCAGAACCCCTCGGGCGTCATAACGTAAGTGTCCGCCTGCTTCTGCCTCGACTTGGCCACCGCGACCTGCAACAGGCGCTCGCCGCGCTGCTCGTCCGCAGTGAAGTCCCCATACTCCAACCCCTGCTTTAGGTAGGCCAGGGCCAGCCAGTGGTGCGCGGGATACAGCTCAAACGGAATCGGCAGGGTGTCCGCGTTGGCGGACAGTTCCTTCAACGCGCCGTAGTAGCTGACCAACAGTCGGCTCTTGTTCGTCCAATCGTCGCTGTCCACGTTGTCCTGCCAGGGAACGGGGAACAGGCCGAGCCGGTCGCCGGTGATCGTCCAGTGGGTGGGCAGACTGCCCAACTGCGTATTGTCGGCGAGCATTTCGTCCATGAGGTCGCTGAACGTGGTCCCGCCCTCGGTCATCAGGGTTTCGTCGGCCATGGCCAACTCGGGGTACTTGACCATCAGATCGCCGTACCCGATGAAGGTCATGGGCGAGGTATCGTAGGCGCGCATGAGCCCGGCCCCGGCCTCCACGAAGTCGTCGGGCAGGTCGTACAAAAACACCTTGTCGTCCATGTCCAGGAAGATATGGCGCATCCGCCATTCCCAGCGGTTGGCGGTCCAGATGCGCGACAGGGCGTCGTTGCAGGCGTTCTTGGCCTGTTTGACGTTGATGACCGCAGAGGCGTCTGCGAGGTCGGTCGGGGCGTCGATGCCGCAGGCGTTCATAATGCGGCCCACGGCCTGCAAGAAGGTCCGCGTGCTGGGAATCCGTGCCGTGACCGTAGAGGTGGAAAGGAATCCCATCGTGTCCTCCAAAGCAAAGGGGTCTTAGCGCGAACCACAGTCCACTCGAAAGACCCCCGAATCCGGCCGCGTCACTAGGCCGAGTTCTTGACCGTGTACGAGAACCGCGGGATGCGCTCCACGACGGTCTCAACGAAATCCTGTTGCCTGGCGGTGGCCGAGCCGACGTCCATTTCGATCACGTCGGTCACGGCGTCATCCAGGCAGGTGACGATTCCGGGCGGCACATCGGCCCACACGCCGACCTGGACGTTCCACTTGCTGCCGTTGAAGTTGAAGAACTGGTACTTGGGCAGGTGGTCGCCGGTCTTGTGGATCTTCACGCACTTCCACGCAGGCCGGTAGTTTCCGGCCGGGTCCAGGCACAGGTGCCCGTCCTCGCCAAGCGGCGGGTTCACGAAGTCCTCGGGCAGCGGCTTGCCGGGTTTGATCCCCGGATGGCGCGTGTTCTGTTCGGCGATTTGGGCCATGTGCTTGACATCGGTGCGCGGGGGCGCTTCGGTGGTCTTGGTGGTATTCATGTTCACCTTTCGAGTTTAACGCCCTCCGGCGATCTTGGTTGGTTGGGGGCGGGCTCCGTCCCGCCCCCCTGAGACCCCCTCCCGACTAGCGGAAGGCGATCCACTTGATGACTTCGGCATCGGCGGTCAGGGCCGCCGGGATCGAGAACCCGGAGGACTCGTCGCTGTCGCCAGCGAACACAGCCGGCCCGCCGCTGGTCGCGTAGGAGGTCGTGCCCGCGCTGGTGATGACATCCAGGTAGTTCTCCGCCGTCATGCCCGCCCACCACTCGATGACCTCGATGGTCGTGGTGTTGACGAGCTTGACGTAGCTCGGCTGGAACCCGCAGGACACATACACGATGGTCCCGTCGCAGGTGATCGTCCCACTCGCAAACGCCGAATCGACGTTAGGGTGGGTGATAGTCACAGTGTTTGCCATTTGTCACACCTCCTTAGGACGCCAGGGTTCCGGACTCAATGCGGATCATCCAGCGATCTTCCAGGATCACCGCGACGCCCGCAGCCTTCCACCCGACGGTGTTGCGCTGGTTCAGGGGATCGGTCGGTCCGCCGGCCTTGTGGATGATCGTCTTGGCCGAGCCACGCTGCAGCGGCACGATGCCGTAGGCGTTCTTGGCGAAGATCAGCGCCGCGTACACGTCGATGCTCGTGCCGGTCGTGGACAGAAGCCCGGTCGCGCCGACAGACGCGCCCGAGTCGGCCCACACCTTGGCGTTGGTCGAAGTGACGAAGCGCACGTTGCGGTACGCGCCGACCTCGTTCTCCATGACCCCCGAAGACCCGGCATAGTTCTGCACCGGGATGAAGTCGGTGTTCACGGTGAACCCGGATTCCGGCTTGTAGAAGTCATGCTCCTGGTCGGAATGGATCAGGCACCAGAACGCCTTGGGGATCGGCATGGTGTTGATCTTCGAGCTTGCGGAGATCTGCGGGGTGAACGGCTTGGCGTCCTCACCCTTGAGATCCCGGATCGCAGCGTCGATCACGGCCTTGGTCAGACACCCGGCGACGGTGGTGCGAGCGGGGGCGGCGGTGTCGCTGCCGTGGGTCGGCGCGGTGCCGTCCGCGGACACGCGGTACCAGTTGGTCCCAGCCACCAGCACCTCGCGGTACACGGTGTCCATGGACTCGCCCATGTTCTCGCCCATCTTCGAGCTGGCTTCCTGGATCATGTCGTCCACGGAAGTCATGTCCACGAAGTCGGTGATGACGGTGTAGTTGCCGTACTGCTTGATGGTTGCGACGTAATCGCTCTTGGTCAGAGCGACGCCGGTGGGGGTGATCCCCTCGGTCAGGGGGGTGGTGGCCTGCGCGAGCTTTTCCCAGCGCCGGAACACCATGGACTGTCCCTTGCGGGAGCCCAGGGGGTGAATCTGTCCGAACCGCTGGTGCATGAGATACGGCTGCGCCGTCTCCAGCAGGGTCCGGTTGTAAACGCCCCTGGTGACATCGGGCATCGTCCCGGTGCCATACACGTTGGACGCGGCAAGCGTTGCAACGGTATTGAGCGTGGTTGCCATCGTCTATCCTCCTTGGAGTCCCGGTCAGCCTCCGGCAGGATACCGGCGTCTGAACTCGTCGGGGCTCAGGTTCCAAATGTCGTTTTCGGTCTGGAGTCCGCTGCCGGAGCGGGCATCGGCCGGGTGGCCGTAGGCGCTGTGCGCCATGCCGCTCAGATCGGCTCCAGGGGATTGCTCCAGGCGACGAAGCCGCGCCTTGAGGGCCAGGGCTTCCATCCCGGCCTTCGAGTCGTATTCGCGCCGACGTTCCGGCGGCATTTCGTCCCACATGGCCTTGACATCCGAATAAAGCTCGGACTTGAATCCGGGCACGCGCTCGTCCAGTTCGTTGAGGTTCATGTCCCGCTCGACGCGGGACAGGACGTGGCCGTAGCGCCCGGCGATTTCCTGCCGGATTTCCTCGCGCAAGCGCGGGACTTCCTGCTGGAACATCGCTCTGACCACGGGATCGACCGCCTCGAACACTTCCTTGTCCGTTCCGGGCGGCAGTTGGGGCTCCTGGGGAGCCTGCTGCATCGCCGGTGCGGGCCGGTTGAGCATCGTGCGGACGGTCTCGTCGTACTTGGAGGCGTAGTGGTCGCGCTCCTGTCTGACCTCATCGAAACGCGATTTCGGGATCATGGGTTCGCCAGTGAGGTTGGCCATCTGCTCCCTGTCGGTCGCAGCTTCGTCCGGTTCCTGCTGGACGAATCCCGGTTCGTCGAACTCGCTGAACTGATCACGTTCGGTTGCCATGTCCATGTCCTCCGTGTTTTACGCCTCGGGAGGCGAAGTTTGGGGATCGCGGAGTTTTCCCGCGATCCATCCTTGCAGGTCGCGCAACGCCCTGTCATAGCCGTCCAACTCCGCACGCTTGATCGCCCAGTTGGGGTCATCAAGCGATAGACGGCTAGTAGGTTGGGACGCCCGCCGGTTGATTTCCCTGACCAGGCATTGGAACCCCGGACGCGATACGTCCGCTTTGAGCATCCGAGCTTGGTCCTGCGGATTCGGCTGATTGGGCGTCTGCTCCAGACTCTCCAGGTCGTCCATTGGCACCTGCTTTGGCGCTCCCCTTGAAGATCCCAAGCTGCAACATCTGTTGCAGGATGGCGTCCGCAGTCGGAGCGTCGTTGAACACCACGTCGGCGTCGGTGAACCCCAGCATGGTGTAGAGTTTCTTGGCCATTTCCAGGCTATTGACCGCAGGCAGCAGCATCGGGTTGCCGGTCAGAAGCTGGAATATCATCATCATGTTCTGCATGTTCTCTGCGCGGTCGGCGACATACTGCGAGCCACGGATCTTGACCAGCCAGTGGCGGCGCAGGGTCTCCGGGCTGATCTCCTTGATGTTCGCGGTGCCGTCCTGCAACGATTTGACGACCTCGCCCTTGGGGAGGTACTGCGCGTTGAGTTGGACGAATAGGTCGATGACGCGGAACAGTACGGTATCCTCGATGTGCGCGGCGATCTTAGCCACGTCGGTATTGACCGCGCCCGCGTCAAGGCTGCTGCGGGTGGCCGACTCGCGAGAAGAGGCGGCGAGCGGCGACTGCGACTTGGCGATGGTATGGAACTCGCGCTTGAGATACTCCACGTCCTGGAAGCCAAGTTGCAGTCCGGTCATGTTCTTTTCCAGCGGGATCATGTTGCCCGCCGGATCGCCCATCAGGTGCCGCTTGTTCGGCGCGGACACCGCGCTCAGGTCGATAACCCCATCGTCGTAGCATTTGTACTCGGGGTTGACGCAGAAGGCGACCACATCGACGTTTTGGTTGGCCCGCACGTTTGTCAGGTCTTGCAGGCCCAGTAAGGGCTCAAGTTGCCCTATCCCGTAGACCTGTCCGGGAACATCGCGGTAGGTGGCCAGTTGGACCGGGGCGTCTCCGGACCACAGGAACGTGGGTTCAAAGCGGATCACCGTCTGCCGGTTGGCGATGGTGCAGACGTGCGAGACGTAGGTTTTGGTGTCCTCGCCGCCGTACCCGCCGGGGATCTCGATGGTCCCCCATGCCTCCAGAAGCTCGACCTCGCTGGACTTAGGCATTTCCATGCCGAAGGCGCGGTAGCGGTCCTCCTCGAAGTCGTCGGTCTGGTGGCGGCGGACCTCGCTGGTGGTGATCCTCTCCACGTTGCTGTATACAGAGTAACCATACTCGTTTTTTTGCGACAATGCGACAAGTTGGCTCTTGGCGACGAACGTGCGCTTGATCCGCAGGGCGTGTTTCGGATCGGGCGAGAACGGGTCGATCACGAAGTTGAAGATGTCATCGACGTGGAACGTAGGGCCGCAATAGGCCAGTTCGCGGGACACCGGCGGCGGCTCGGGCATTTCGTGCTGCGGCGGGGGCGGCACCTGCTGGCCCAGGGCCACGGCCCGTTGGGCTTGGATGCGCCAGGCGGCGACGATCTGCTGGTGCTGCTGCCACCGGACAGCGTTTTCCTGCCGCCACCGGGTCATCGCCTTGTCATACGCCGGGTAATCCACGGCGTAGTCCTTCTGCCAGCCCACGGTGTACGGGCAGTTTCCGGTGATCGCCAGTTGCTTGATCAGGATGCCGAACTCGCGCTCGAAGTTGATGTTCTTTAGCTGCTTGCGGACCAACAGGGACAGATCCTCGGCGGCCGTATCGTCGTGCGGGAGCCTGCCGGGAGTGTCGGCCTCGAAACTCAGCCAGTTATCCCCATTGAACATCATCGAAACCAGTTGGCTCTGCTGGGATTCGACGGCATCGAAGCTCAGGGGGATGAACCGCTTGGATTTCTTCCAGACCTTGGCCTTGGCGTCCCAAACGTTCTCGAAGTCGGAGAGGTAGGCCCGGACACATTCGAGCCAGCGGTCCTCTTTTTCCTTGCGGGCGGTCTTGAGGTCGTCAAACTTGGTGGTGATGAAATCGACTAGCCCTTGCTCGTCAGCCCCGCGAATGATCATCTACGGCATCGGCCCCCGAGAGCGCGGGTGAAGGGCTAGGGGCGCTCAGCGCCCCCTGTTTCTTGCGTACCTGGGCCAGAAACCACTTGGCCTGGTACAAGTGCTTGTACCATCGGACAGGGACATCCATGTTGTCAACAACAAAATACCGAAACTGCGAATCTGATCGTTCAATTATCTTAAATTCTTTGCAGTCGCGCAGTATTTGCTCGCGCTCGGACGGTCGGGGCCCGCCGAACAGCAGGACGTCACGGATTTCCACGGCATGGCTGAACCGCCGGCGCTTGGCGATATGCCGGCCGTCGTCCCGCAGGACGTAGTACAGCCCGTCGTCCTTCTTGAAGATGTTGTAGAGCCACAGGTTCACTCTACCAGCCTCCGAAGCGGGACTCTTGGCCCGCCGGGTCGGTATCCCACTCCCGCATCCACGCCTGCTCGCGGGTTTTTATCTGCTCCTGGACGCTTAGCGGTGCGCGGCGGCTGGCCATGGCCCCCCTGAACGCATCGTACAGGTGGTCCTCGCCCCTGGTGTTCACGTCCTCGGTGTCGCGCTTGTCCAACTGGATCGTGCTGATCGTCCGTTGGAAATGCACCAGATGGCGCATGACCTTCAACCTACTGTCGCCGTTGACCACGCGCAAGTATTCGTGTACCAACTGCTTGTGGTTGATCCGGCTGTCGTTGCCCTTGGCCCACTTCTGCCAGCGCATCTTGTGGCCGCCCAGCAGCTTGAAAATCGAGTCGCCGCCCATTTCGGCCCAGCATTGGGGGTCCAGGTACGCCTCGCGCACGTCCCACCGGCGGGCCGCCTCGATCTCCCTGATCCGCTCGGCGACCTGCGACGGGGAGTGTCCGACCCCGGTATTCGGCTTTGGCCCGCAGCCGTATAGCTCGTGGCACAGAACCACGTTGCCGTCGTAGTCGTCGTAGCCCCACAGCACGGCGTAGGGCTTGTCCCGCCCCCAATCGCAGGACCGCCAGATCCGTGATCCCCGTGGAACATCGTGGTCATCCACCACATGGATCTCCGGGTTCCACTCGGGGAACGCTGCCCCCTGCGCGATGTTCCAATCGCCCAACAGGTGCGCCCGGCGCATGACCGGATCGGCGATGTTGTCCAGCCGGCTGATATAGGTCGGGTCGTTGTCCATCAGGATCTTGTTGTCCGTGACCTTGGCTGGGATGAACACGCGGTAGTGGGTGTCCCCGCGCTTTGAAGTGACCTCGATTGGGGTCATCGGCGGGACAATGCCGATTCCGAACCGCTCTTTGACCCAATTATGCCCCGGCCCGCCGGGGTTGGCGGTCAGCCGCACATACGTCGGCGCCCCCTTCGGCGAGCGCAAGCAGGTCAGCAGGAACTCCAGGACCGCATCGGTCGCGAACATCGTCAATTCGTCAATGCCGATCCACGAAAATTGGTGGCCCTGGACCTTGAAGATGTTCACGTCATCTTCGCAGGAGTGCAGCCGCAACTCGGCGGTCCCCTTGGCCGTCTCGAAGTACCAGGTCTTGACCCCGCGCTTGTAACTGGAAAATCCGTAATGAGGACCGAATATCTCCAAACACCGGGACTCGATCTCCCGCAACTGCGGGAAGCTCTTGCGGACGATGATCCCCTTCCAGGCCGAACCCCACTCCTCGATCCCCGAGGCGTAGTCCCCGATCAGGGCATCGGACTTGCCTCCACCCCGTGCGCCGCCGTAGAGAACTTCTTGATGGGGACACCTGATCAACGCTTCCTGCGGCCCCGGTTGGGGCTGCCAAATGACCGGAGCCGCAGGACGTTCAGGAAAGGACATGCCGCTTACTCGTAGTCCAGCAACGGCAGACAGAGCAGCGAATCGCTCGCCCCGGGGGTCGCCCGGATCTCGTCCAGGTCGCCGACCACCACCGTCCAGCACGGGAACGCCTCGGGATGGCGAACGACCCCGGCGCCGGAGAACGCCGGCGAGGCCACCGTATCAACCAACGTCTGCACCAACGACGCCGTGTTGTCCCCGTTGCGGAACACCGCATTGTACCGGAACGGCTTCTGCCCGTACAGCACCGCCGCCTTCACATACGCCGTCCGCTCGTCCAACGTCCCATTCGGCCGGGGAACGTACACCGTCTCCTTCCCCTGCCAGTCCGCCACCTCCGCCACCTGCGCGTCCTCGAAATGGAACGTGTCCAACGCCACCGCCACCATCGTCTTGCCCACCCGGAAGTAATCCGGCATCTTGATCACCGGCACCTGCGCCACCGCCACCCCCACCAAAACCGCACACAATCCAGCCCAAATCACGACCTTCTTCATCCTGCTACCGTCCTTTCTTGAACGTCCCCACCATGGTCCGCAACGCGTTGTACTTCCCCGCCGGACCACTACCAAACGACGCCTTCGGCATGTGCACCTTCGGCATCACCAAACGACCACTCAAACTCAAACCCGCTCCCAACTTCGACGGCGCCAACAACCCCCGCACGTTCCCACCCGCAGCACCGCGCAACGTCTTCAGCCGCGCCCCACCCAGCCGCTCACGTACCTTGTAGGCCATCAGTCTACTCCTTCGGCGGGTACAAGATCGCCAACAGCGCGTCCGCAAACACCACTATCGCCGCAGCAGTGGTCTGTGTGCCGCTGTTCGCCGCAGCACCCGCCGCAATCGCCTTCACCAAATCGTACCGCCGCTCCGACAACGCTTCCTTCGTCTGTTCCATAATCAACCTCCTACGCAATCCCGAAATCCCTAAACTATGCAACCAACCACGTCAAGAAATAAATCACCCAGCACCCGCCGATAGCCGCCGCACAAGATCCCCAAGCAAATAGCAGTACGCCTCGTCCCCGGCCTCCCCGCCCACCAGCACCCCCGCACGCTCCAGCACAGAAAACGCCAGGTGACCCGCCTCATGCGCCAACGTCCCCACATCCCCGTTGTACCAACTCACCAAGTACAATACCTCGCCCGTTTTCTCGTTCTCCACCGTCGCGCACCGGCCGTTCAGCCCCCGCTCCTCCTCCCCCAACTTCAAAAACCGCCGCGCCCTGCCCAACCTCCGCACATCCGTATACAAATACACCCGCCCACCGTAAACCGGCACATCAAACTCAACCTCAGACTTCGGCCACCTCAAACCCGCCATGTTTTTCCCCAAAATTTGCGCGGGCGAACGTGTAGTGGAATCGAGGTCGCCGCGAGACCCCCCCCTACCCCCCCTCGCCCCCGCTGCCCGCCGCCGCACGCGCGGGTGAGGGGGCACCTGGCCCTTGCCATCGCCGGCCTGCGCTCGTCCTGGGCCATCCTGCGCGCTCGCATCAGCCCTCACCCCTCTGCTTGCCCACCGGCACCCTCTCGTACATGCGCGGCCTGCCCCTCTTGCGCTTGGGTGCCTGCATCTGCGGGCCGGGCAGTGCGTCCTCGGCCTGCCGCAGCTGACGGCGCACCTGGTCGAGGTCCACCGCCTGCACCTTGCCGGGAGCGCCCTCGCGCCCGCTCGCCTGCGCCCTGCCAGACCACCGATCCGGCGCATCCTTGCCCGGCAGCACAATAACACCAGCATTAACGCGAGTCTGTGACGACTTTTGATCTCCGCTCCTGTCCACACTCGCCAAGTCTCGCGCCGCCTTCGCCAACGTAGCCACTATCCGAGACCGCTCGCCAACCGAAAGCCCTGCGCTATCGTCTCTTAGCTCACGCGCACACTGGTCATACGCCCGCCATAGCAGACGTGTCCTCCTTCGTAGAAACTGAGATAGGACATCTTCATCCGGTTTCGCAAGCGCCGTGGTTTGAACGACTTCTGGATACTGTATACAGTCTGACGAAACGTCTAACGGTGAGTTCCCGCCCGCCTGGATGATTTCTGACCAGTCCAGGTTAACATAATCAGGAGATGAATTGAGAGAGTTGGAGTCTCCGTGCATTAAACAACCTCTCTATATATATATAGATATGTTGTAATACCCCCGAACTTTTGCGCGCCCGCTTGTCTCGGCATTGCCCTTGGCCTCCTTGGCCGGTTGTCCATCGGCCAAGAACTGTACCACACAGGGCGGCGGAGCAAAAGAAATAAATCGCCAGCATTGAATTTATTTTTAAATTTCACTTGGCAAAGAGCCGATAGGCAAACTACACTATTATACATGACCGGTCATCGACCGACGAAAGGGGAAACAATGGGAATCGTAACAATCAACCGCACCCGTCAACCGCACCCGTTTTCAAGGGTGGATCTGGTGCGCATGGCTTTGGCTGGTACGGGCGGCCGCGCCTGCGATTGGTGCGGAAACGTTCGGGGGAAGCGCCGCAACCTGTTTTCCTATGCGACGGTATCAGATGACCGCCCGGGAAGTTTCAACTGGCTCAAAGGCATGTTTTGTTGCAAGGGTTGCGCCGAGGCGTACCACAACGGGCCGCTGATCTAAGGGGGACCACCAATGCGCGCATTCATCCGCTCGGACCTCTGCGTCCTGTTGGCCTGCGCCGCCGTTGTGGCGCTGTGGGCCGTGTGGTTCTGTACCGTCTGCCGCTGAAAGGAGAAATCATGGCAAGGCAACAAGTTGACAATTCCCAGGATGTCCTGGATAGCCGGGACATCCTGAACGCCTCCTGGCCGAACAACTGCATTGATTGGGACGAAGCCACCGACCTGCTGAAACAGGACTATTTCTCTGTTGACTTCGACGGGGTTGACTACCTGATCCGCAGTTGAAAGGAGAAACCATGGCTCGATTCATTGGTAAGATTCAAGGTGCCCGTGGGGCCGTAACCCGCCTGGGCCACCACGCGATGCACGCGGAGGTTAACGGCTGGGGCGCCGGGGTCAAGGCGATGGCCTTCCGGGACGCGCAAGATCGTGACGGCTTTGAAGTCTGGATGACCTGGGGGAGCCGCGCCGAACGGTCGCCGGAGTTGATCGGTCACGTCCAGGACACGGACGCGGGGCCGGTTGGGGTTCCGGCCGAGGAGGGAAAACCATGTGGGTGATCCAACGTTCAGACGGGTCCTTCGTTGCCAAACCTGGGAACCGGAGCAGTTACACCAAGTTCCTACAAATGGCGCGGACATACGCCACCAAAGAAGCGGCCGAAAAGGACCGCTGCCCAGGGAATGAATGCGTTGTGCACATTGAGGACTGTTTCTGCAACTGAAAGGGGGGACCTTGTGTACTACGGCGTTGTAACCAAGGATCACCCGCGCCTTGTCTTGATGGACGGGGACGCGCAGGCGGTTTTCGAGGACAAGACCAAGGCCGACAAAGAGGCTGCCGCCTGCGGGTGCGGGGCCTATGCCTATCCGTTGGGAGGGTCATCGGTAATGGCCCTTTACACTCGGCTGGGCCAGAAATTCGTAACGAAAGGAATTTGACCATGCCGAAGCACTACGCTCGCCGATCCCGCTGGCATGAGCGGCTTTCCCGCAGGGTTCGCAATCTGGCGGTGGCGGAAACTCGTTGGCTGAAACTGACTTCCGAGCCGCGCCTCGGCCAAAAGCGCCCCCGTCGCTGGCCCTGGCCGGTGGTGGCCGTCGTCCTGGCCGTTGTCGCGCTTGAGCTGGTGGCCGCAGTCAGGTAGCCCGACAGCACACACCAAGGGGGCGGGTTTCCCCGCCCCCGTCCTTTCCCCGCCCCGCTAGTTCTCCTGCCCGCCTGCCTGCGCGGCCTTGTGCGCCGCCGCCCGGGCCTCATAGGCCGCCTTGGCCTCGGCCTGCTCTCGCCTCTGCCGCCGCGCGTGGAGCTTCTTGACGGCCGCCCACACGGCCGCCTGTCCGCATTGGCTGGCGAACCTGGCGATTGTCTCTTGATTCTCCCCCAGGAATTGCACCAACGGCATTTCGGGGCCGCCCACGTCCTCGGGGTCGCCGGTGAAGTCAGGCATCGTGACCAGGAAAGAGTTCAGCCCAAGTTCTTCGTCGGCGTGCTTGGGCAGTTCTTCGATAACTTTGACTTCGATCTTGACGTGCAGCATTTCAGTCCTTTCGCATTGGAGTCAGGCGCTTACAGGGAGTATCGGGCGACACGGACCTTGCGGCCCTCGCGGTTGCGGACGGTGACGAGATTGCGGGAGACAACATATCTGCGGAACGGAATGCCAACCACGTCCAGCCACCATTCTCTTTCGTCGGGCATCCCCTCGATGTCGTAGATCCTCGCCGCCAGCCGTGCGATCCCCCACTTGGCCCTGGCCTGTTCTGCCGTCAGCGTGCGTCCCTTGAGCAGCCAGGCCAGCACCTTGCGGTTCTGAGACTCGCGGGTTTTCACTTGATCTCCTTTCCGTGGGGGTCCGTCCTGGAGAACGGCGGCGGAGTCATGGCGGTCTTGGTGAACAGCAGCCCGTGTTTGTCCAGCAGATCGTCCACCGCGTTCACTGTGCCCGGGGTCACGCTTCCGGGGCCGATGCAGGACTCCTCCCACCGCCAGCGGGCCAGCAGCCACAGCACGTCCATCAGTTCCTTGTCCATGTCACTCTCCCCTCAAAAAAGAGAACAGACGCAGAGCAGCGGGGCCAGTGAGGCCAGGAACAGCTCAATCGCCACCACATATCGGATCTTCCACCGTTTCACGTTTTCCCGCCTTTCGTTTGGCGCATCGCCAGCGCCTTTGCCAGCAATTCCAGGGTCTCGTTCTCACGTTCGAGTTGAGTAATTCTCCGCATCGCCGCTCGCAATGCGTCGTAGTCCTTCGGGTCGCTGTCCTTGTTCGTGGCGACCGTTTGCGTGGTCATGGCTTCCTCCCGACCACGATCACGGTGACTTGGCCGTAATCCAGGCTCATCTCATTCGCGGGCGGGGCCTCGCTGGCGGGGTAGAACCTCTCATCGTAGGGGTCCCACATTCCATCCATGACCGCGAGCGGAGGAGTGTCATCGTGGAGCAGCGCGGCAATTTTGTTGACGCAGGCCGCTAGCCGCAGCGGGCCAACATCAATCAGGTTGGTCTCCCCAGACGCATTCGCCAGCAGGTCCTTGATCGCCGAGATTTTCCATTCGCCGGCGGCTCTCTCATTTTCGCTGGCGGCGAGTTGGGAGCCAGAGTCCACAATTCGCAGCGCCCAAAGCCCATCGTGCCGCTGTACCCATTCCCCGAAATTAATTGACAATCCGTCTTGATTCTCCACTTCGACAAACCGCCCCGACTCATGTGAGGGCGGTCCGTCAAATACGATGTCGATGTAAGCGTTCATTCCTCTCCGTCCTTTCCGCCCTTCGGCGCGGCAACCACGTCCATACATTCAACAGCATCGCACAGGGCGAGCCAGATGGACGCGCCGGTGCTTCGCGCGATGTCTGTCGGCGACTCGATCACGACCTCCACCTCGCCATTCAGCAGCATTCGGATCTTCAGCCTGCATTCACCGGGGCCGATCAGATCGCAGATCAGCCCCATGATTTGCTGATGGCTGCGGCGGGCGCCGAATGCCTCGACGATTCGTGCCTTCACTTGCCCTCCTTCGGCTCCGGGATCGGTCCGGATCATTCTCTACCGTCGTTGCCGCCGGCCACGGCAGCGGTTCGCACATTGTATCCCCCAATGTAGGTGGCGATGCCACCCCTAGCAGTCACCAGTACCATGCGCTGCGACCGGCTGCGATTGGTGCGTGTCCAGTACCAGCCGTGGACTTTCGGCGGAACATTCGTCCACGCGCCATCCAATTCCTCCACGCGCTTGCGGAGGGAGGCGTTCTCGGCGCGAAGCCGCTCATTTTCCGTGACGATTTTCTTCATCACTTCATCAAGCGCCGCGACGCCCTCACGAAATTGATCACTCATGCACGCCCTCCTTGCACAATCTCCAGCACTCTCGCTCGCGTTTGCGGATGTAACCTAATCTTATCAAAATTCTTTTCAAACCACGGCCATGATCCATTTGGCCATTTGCCTTCGTAGGCTCTTGACGCGCCGTACCAGTCGGCGACCATCTCTCTAATCGCCATTTCCGGCATCGGTAATGGCTCATTGTCTGGATATGGCGGCACCGATCTGTTGTGGCCAGTCCGTGGAATCCAGAATTCCCAATGGTGGTCATGGGCATTTTGATGGCGGCACCATGTAATGGCGAACCCTAACGGATCGCCCTGGTCCCCAAAGAACTGCCGCCCATATTGGCGCGTGTTCTGCGGGATAAACTTCGTCCAGTCGTGTGCGATGAGCCGCCACAATGAAACCCTGAGCCTCAGCCCGGCGACAAGCACAAACCATTTATGGACAACGGTGATGCGAAAATACTTAATGGTCGGAATCACTGCTCGCCCTCCTTCTCGGCCACGCGCCTATCGCTTTAGCTGATCTTCCCGATACTCGGCCATTCTCTCAGTGAGCCACTTTGGGCGCGCCCGGTAGAAGGATGCTAACATATTGCAGGCGTGACATTTGACGATGATCTCTCCCGTGTACTCGCCTAGATAACTGTCGTGCGACCACGTTCCATCTGCCTCGCGTTCGTGTGCCGTGAAAGCGCGGCCGACCTCTTGAATGGACACCAGCTCATGCTTGCAGCGCTTCATCACTCCTCCAGTCCGTGGCTGCGGGCGATGTCGTCCATGGACCCGAATTTGTGGATCGTATCCAGCGCCCTTTCGGGGGTGGTTTTCCCCAGCCGGTATGCCATCAACAGTTTTTCTTTGGCCTCAACAAGGCGAATGGCGTCTTTCCACGCCGCCTTGTACCGGACGACCTCGGCGGAGAGGGCGTCCTCGCAGTCGGCGTCGATGATCTCGATGAAGCGGCGGAGGCCAGCGATAATCTTAGGATGGCGCTGTTCCACGCACGCCATACATTCACATTCAAACAGGTCCATCTCCGCTTTCTTCGCCGCCTCTCTGATCTGATCGTCAGTAATGTTGAGCATCACTCACCTCCTGGCTCGGGTACATCGTCGTAGGTGGCCGCGAAGATGTCTGGCTTGTATGGATAAAGCTCGCCCTTGATGCCGGTAATAATGAAATCTCCGACGTTCCCCCGCATCGGGCCTTCAAGCGTCGGGATTATCACACACCGCTCCAGCGGATCATAGATGACTCCGGCCATGTGGCGGTCGTTCGGGTGCGGCAGGTCGAAATCGCTGTCTAGGATCTGTTGCGCCTTGATCACAATTAGCTTCTTGCGGTACAGTGGCATCTCACTCCCCCTCTCCCGGCTCGGGGCCGTAGATGGCGGTCAAGATTTCTGCGGCGTCGGCGATCAAGTCGGCACCACATTTCAGGGCATGGCCGTCCGATGACATCGCCCCGACCAGCTCCCACAATTTGCGGGAGCGGTCGTTGTAGGCGTCCGCCAGCGGAGGTCTATCCCCGGCGCCGTACTCCTCCCCACAGTGGCTGCACCGCCACGCCGTTGTCGGAGATCCGTCAAACCGGGTCGCGTCGCGTGATACAACGGCCCCCTTAGGACAGTTCTGGCATCTTATTATAAATCTCCCTTCGCCTTGATGATTTCCGCATTGTCGTACGCCCGGCACTCGCCGCCGCTCTGGGTCACCTGCGCGCGGCCGTACGCCCGGCACACGCCGC